TGCTCATGCCCTGCGATGGTATTACTTGATCTTCTTACAGATACTAGATATGGATTTGGTAATCACATAACAGAAAGTTCTCTTGATCTTTTTTCTTTTGTTACTGCTAGTAAGTTTGCAAATACGTTGGTATCAGATGGATTTGGAGGACAGGAAGCTAGATTTAGTTGCAACGTAAATATTCAATCATCAAGTGAAGCATTTGATTTAATAAATGAACTTGCTGGTGTTATGAGATGTATGCCGATATGGGCTGCTGGTAGTATTCAACTTGCACAAGATAGTCCAAAAGATGCAAGTTATTTATTTAATCTTGCCAATGTAACTGAAGAAGGATTTAGTTATTCAGGAAGTGGATTAAAAACAAGAAATACTGTTATTTCTGTTTCTTATTTCAATATGGATAGTAGGGAAATAGATTATGAGGTTTATGAAGATACTGCTTCGATAGCTAAGTTTGGAGTAATTATTAAGCAAGTAAAAGGATTTGCCTGTACATCAAGAGGACAAGCTAGAAGATTAGCGAAAGCTATATTATTTGCAGAACAAAATGAAAGTGAAGTTGTTGCATTTGCAACTTCTATAGATTCTGGTGTTGTTGTAAGACCTGGTGCTGTTATTGATATTGCTGATCCTGTTCGTTCTGGTGTAAGAAGAGGAGGAAGAGTTACTGCTGCAACAACGACTCAAATAACTGTAGATGATACTGCTGCGACAGATTTGCCTACATCAAACAATCCAACATTAAGTGTGGTTTTACCAAATGGAACTGTAGAAACAAAAACTGTTCAATCTATATCTGGTGCTGTAATTACAGTTGCTTCCGCTTATTCTGATACTCCAAATGTAAATACTGTTTGGCTTTTACAGAATGATACAGTTCAAGCCCAAAAGTTCAGAGTGATAACAGTAGAAGAATCTGATGGTATAAATTATGCGATTACTGCTTTGTCTTATGTAAATGCCAAATATGCTTTTATCGAAGATGGTGCAAGTTTACCAACTAGAACAGTATCAATACTAAATCTTCCAAAAGATCCTCCATCTGCACTACAGGCTGAAGAAAAAATTGTTGTTATTAATAACCAAGCTGTATCTAAATTAATTATTAGTTGGCAACCTATTGTCGGTGTTACGCAGTATCAAGTTAACTATAGATTTAATAATGGAAACTTTGTATCACAAACAGTATCTTCTCCTGACTTTGAAATATTTAATAGTGATGTTGGAACTTATGAAATACAAGTATTTAGTTATAACGCTGCATTGCAAACAAGTGCTACTTCTGCTGATCTTACTTTTGTTGCACAAGGTAAGACTGCTTTACCAGGAAATGTTACTGGATTGACAGCAGAACCTATTAGTGAAAAGTTAGT